AAGGTCAAACGTAGCCACACTAGCTAATCCTGTAACAGTCATTGCTGCTGAAACAATCTGAGAATTAGCTGGAAGTGTTTTACTTAAGTAAACAACAATACCGTCATCTGTGGCACTAGATGTACCAACTAAGCTAACTTCCTCTTGATAAATATGATATCCTACTGCTTCGGTGCTCTTTCGGACAGTAAAGTGACCAACTTCGCCGGAAGCGCCGGCTGTTGCCGCGGCATCGCCTGCACCACCGACAATAAAATTTTTAAGCACAGAGCCATTTAGTGTTAATTCTCTTTTTAAATTCTCAATTAAGGTCTCTACTCTCGCGAGGCCGATTCTTTTACTTCCCATGTTTAAAACCCTCCATTTATAATCATGTCAAAAACATAATAGGAAAGACTACTGTTGTAGCCTTACCCATAAATAGTCTTAAGATACAGGAAAGCCCCCGTTAAAAAACGGAGGCTTTGCACTGTTTTTCGTTATTCTCTAGGTTTAGCTAGTAGCTCCAGCTTCGCCAATAAGTCCACGACAGATAACGAGTCCGTACATATCTGGACGAACCATCTTCTTCGCATAACGAGTCATGACACCCTTACGAGGCACGAAGTCTTCTGGTCCGAAGATTGTTGGTGTAGTTTGAAGTGGGACATATGGTGAGTATACATATCCGCTTTCGAGGAAAGATGTACCACGACGACCAACGAGGATTACACCGCGAAGGAAGTATGGATCAACATATACATCAAACTTCTTGCTAATTGCACCAACTCTTACTGCACCTGCGGAACCACGCTCGTCGTCAGCAGTGACGGAAGCACGGAAGCCAGCGGTGAACTCAAGGATGTTGGCAACTTCAGGTCCGCAGACGATGAAGTTAGCACCACCACGAAGAGTCTTACGGTGGATACGAGCAGAAACATCATTGATTGTTTCAATGAGGGTTTCATACCACTCGGAAACTGTACCGGTGAAGTCAGGGGCAGCCGAAGATGCACCAATTTCTTGACCAGTTTCGCGGTTGACGAACAAGCCGGGGGAGCGAGACCAGTACAAGGTACCAGCGGTTGCACCGACGACGAGATCTTCAAGGATTTCGCGATCAATTTCAAGAGCGATTTGCTCGGAAAGAATCGAAGTTAATTCAACTTCTGCATCAAGGTTGTGGTATGCATTGAGGTCTTGACCCAATTCAGGTGTCCACTTAGCCTTAAGCTTCTTAGTTTGAGCGGTAACAGCGATAGAATCAACCTTAATGTTGATTTCAGGAATATCGACATTTCCTTCAAGGCCGAATGTGTTAGCACCGATAACGGAACCAAGAGCAACCGAACCAGTAAGATTGTCATTAATCGCAAAGCGAATATCAAATCCGCCGGAGCCACTAGCAAGACCCAAGAGTGAAGATGGAGTACCATCATCGAATGCAACTGCACCAGATGCTTGTGCAAGAACCATGGTGATCTTGTAATCTGCTTCACCGGGTACATTGGTGGTAGAGCCAGACGAGAGACGAGTCAAACGACGGACAACTCTAAGAACACCAGCATTGGTGCTGTTAGTGACACCGTGAATGGTTGCCAAATCAGCATGAGCAAGTTGTCTTAATGCGGAAGAACCAGTCATTTCAACAACTGCAACCATCGAACCAGAGAGATCTGGGTCGTAGCTACAAAGCTTGTCAAGCTTGGTTTGTTCAGCAGTGCTCAAACCATCGTAATCATCACCACCGGGATCAGTTCCGTTAGCACCAACAGCACCCGAAGCAACGAGAACTAATTGATCAAAGCTCACAAAGTGCGAACCAGTTGGCGATGCATAGCCGTTGTTAAGTCCATAAGGACCAGCTTCAGCATTGAAACCAGACAAGTTAACACCACCAGTGATTTCTGCACCAACAACTCCGCCACCATAGAACGAAGAGTTAGCTGCATATCCATCCTTTGCAGGGGATGGACGGCTTCCATCAACAGTAAAGTCAAGGAAGAAAATGAGACCCGATGGGAGACTCATAGGTTGAACGGCGACGAGATCGTTGGCAATAAGGCCAGCGAAAACACGACGAACAATTGGGAAAGCTACAGCGGCGAAACCTTCAACATCGCCACCAGCCATGGAAGAACTCTCACGGAGCAATTCCTTTGCTTGGTTTTCAAGCAAGCGAGCCATGTTCTTACGAGAAACTTCTTTTTCAAGTCCCTCAAGAAGCCCTGTCTTCTCCCACTTGGAAAGAAGAGCATGACCTTCAGCTCGCATATCACGATTGACAACACCTTCGGTCAATCTTTCGATAATGCTAGACATAATTAAATCACCTCCTTTTATATGTTATTTGTGTTATTTAATTCCAGCTAGTCTTCTCATACGATCCGAAAAAGGATCCTGAGAAGTTGCTTTGGTCTCTTTACGAGACGCGGTTAATACAGAAGACCTGTTACTAATTGCTTCGCTAAGTGATTGTGGGCTTCGCTTGGGCTTAGCCTCCACTGCGCTTTGAAGTGTTTCGTAGATTGTTTTTGCTTCTGTGACAGAACCAGCACCGGAAATTGCTTCGACAATTTTATCTTTTTGTCGCTCATTTAAGGAGGAATTTCTTAATACACGGTTCGTATAAAGAAGTCTTGCATTGGAAAGATTAACTTCATAAAGATTTTCTTTAAGTTGTTCCATAGCAGACTCATACTTCACCAACTCTTCTTTAAGGTTCTCATTACTTTCGAGAGCCTTTTCAAGTGCTTCGTTGGACTCATTAAGTTCTTCTTGCTCTTCTTCAAGTGTTGCTTCTTCTTCACTTTCGGTTGAGGCTTCATGGGCGAGTTCTCTTTCTTTCTCGTCCTTAATCTGTGATGTGGGGCGGCCGGCCCAGCCAGATAAATCAAAGTTCATATCAGCGGTAAGCTTCTCCATTACAGAGTTAAACAAGGAATCCATGTCAACATCCTCATCCAAGCCCTTTGATTGTTCAGCATCTGCTGCAGCCTTTGCTGCATCATCATCCACAGGATCAACATCAATTTCTTCATCTAATTCTTCTGTGGCTGACTCACTAACAATTTTAATCATTTGAGTTTTGTCACCGTTATGTCCAATTGACATATCGCCGGGCCCATCATCAGTGATTTTATCAAATTTCTTTTCGGCTTCTGCACGGGTCATTTCCGGCACACCTTCATTCAAGTTTTCTTCTTCAATTGTCAAATCGATTTCTTCATCTAAGTCAGTAGCTAAGGCTTCAATTGCTTCCTGAAGGGCGCCCAAATCCAAAGTAACTTCAACATCTTCACCTTCTTCTTGAATAGAATTAAGATTGTTGCCTTCGTTTTCGCCCAAGCCGTCAGTTGCGGCAAGTGGCACATCATCACTTTGATCTTCTACCACATCAGCACCATTAGCTCCGGTTGTTTCTTCAGCAGGTTGTGTGCCCATGCCTAAATCTTCTTCTTGCTCTAATAAGCTTTCTAGTGTTTTCTTTACCTCTTCGGCATATTTTTCAATAACAACAGATTCAGCATTTTTTAATGCTGATTCGCGAAGTGCTTTTGCATCCACAATAGATTCGTTAAGAAGGTTAGACATGAATTTACTCCTAAATTGACAATAATTCAGAAATAAATAGTATTATTACAGACGGAAAGCCATTTTAATCATTCATTATTTATTAACTTGATGCTATGAATTTTGATCAAATTCCCAGACAGAGGTTAGAGTTACTGTTCCGGGGTCGCTAGTCGGATTAAATTTAACACCAACGATGTCGCCGGGACCGTAATTTGCAGTGTCGGTAAATGTAAATGTAAATGTTGTATTTGCTGCGGACATATTAACTGTAATTGCTTCTGTTGCTGTTCCGTTAACATTTTGATTTCCATCTACATTTGTATGTAAGCCAATTACTGTGCTTCCGGGTGCTGACGTTGCTCTGGCGACAACTTTAATGAGTTTTCCAGAAAATGGCGCTACTAATTTATTGTTGTCGTTCTGTGTTGCATCAGAACCATTTGTATCAAATCTTACAAAGTGCGCGGCAGTGCCACCGGGAGCAAATTTGTGGCTTGTCATATGTATAGCTTTAGCCCTCAAGGAACCTGATATGGTAGTGTTTCCATTACCAACAACCTCAAAAGCAGGGTTAAGTGAATCACTCTTTACACTTATTAATTTTTCTGTTGTGGAACCACTAATATTTAAGATACCGTCAAAGTGTCCACCACCAACTATAACTGCACCAGATCCAGAAACCCCAAGAGCAATACGGTTTCCATCCGCTTCTGCAGCTTGGAATAAGGCCAAGACTTGATTGCTGCCAAGTTCATCTGCCGGTCTAACAAAAAGCATCCCGTCTTGTGGGCCATGTCCTCCCTTTGTACCAATTGATAATTTAGGTTTAGATCCTGTTACATGTATTCCCAAGGAGCTTGTGATTGCTTGAGTAGCCTCAAGTGCACCTGCCAGATTCAATAGTGAGCCATCAAATGTAAGATTAGCTTCGCCTTGAACTGTATTAGCATCGACTGAGGTAATGATTCGATTATCACCTGATGTATTATAGTTTGCAATAGCTGGTAACGGTAAACCAGTCAAACCAGAACCATCACCCATAAAGTAAGAACCCGAAATCCCAAGGCTGGCTGTTATGTGTCCGGTTACATCAAGCTTGGTACCGTCAAATGTTAAGTTTGATTCCCCTGATGCTTGATCACCCCCATCAGAAGTTATAATACGGTTTGAGCCAGCGTTAGAAAGCGTGGCAATAGCAGGAGCAGTGCCATTTGATGCAGCGGTTAGTCTACCTTGTGCATCAACGGTTAGAGAAGTATATGTATAAGAACCAGCACTCACGGATGTATCATCAAGAGCAAGAGATACTTTATCAGTAGCGGCAACATTAGCTGTCAAACCAGTACCACCAGAAACAAATAAAGTGTTACCATTTATAATTGTCTGTGTAGTGCCGGTGTTACCTGATAATATAAAACTCGACATAGTTCCGCCAGAACCGGTAATATTTTGCAGAAGTGAACCGTCACCGTGAAACGAAGTACCAGATAAAGGTACAGAAACAACAATTCTAGTGTTGTTAAGATCAAGACTACCAACGGATCCAGCTTTAAGTGTTATAGAGTCATTCTCGAAATCAATCTTAGTTTCGTCAGGGTCACCCTCAAATTGAATATCTCCTGAGTGTTGCGGTCCTTTATTATTGTTGTATGCCATGTTGTGCGGTTCCTTCGTTTATAAATAGGAATCAAGTTCCTTTGGTGCCAATAATGTACCAGTTTTCACCATCGGATTGAAAAGTTCTCGATGAGTAATTCATTTTTATTTCTGTTCTATTGTTTAAATCAATTTTACTATCTTCACAAACAACACTAACTTTATTAGCTGTTAGTTTGATTTTTCCTGAGTCTGCTTTCTTAACGACAATAATTCTTCCGGTATTATTCTGTGCCGGTGGGAGATTGACATTAATGTGATTCTTTTGTGCATCGCATATTATTGTATAGTCTGCACTATTGACTTCATAAGTTTTTTCACTTACTTTAGTTATATTATGATAAACTGCACCTTCGCAAACCATTTTTGATTTACTTACAATTAATCTAGAATCAACTGTGCCATCTAAATTTAGAGTACTGGTTTCTGAATCATAACTTAGATTATCGCAGGATTCAAAATCTTTTTTACCTTTAAATTGTAGTGAGCCTTTATTACCTACTGGATGTGGAACTTTTGCTTTTATATAGGAATCATATAAATTAGATAACGTTGTGTTGGTTGAATTGCCTCTTGACACATCAGCGACAATGAGGAGATCGTTATCACTTAAATTTTGTCCCTCTCTATTGATTGAATCAAGTTTAGTTGGGTCAACAGATATTTTGTTTGATTTAATCGATATACCAGAATTTGCCGAAAGGGATAGTCCAACACCTGCTTCATTGGCGATTAAACCGTTATTTGTTTTTAATTGTAAATTACCTCGTAAATTTTGAAGTCCTACACCATGATTTAAAAAATTAGCATCAATAGGCCCTGTGAATGAATCATTAGGAATATCTTTTAAATAGATGCCAGAACCAACAAATGTGGTTGCAGCAACTGTGTTAGCACTAAGAGTTTCGGTGTCTTGATTATATTTTAAATTATGGTGTGTTCGTGCTCCATGCTCTTTGTCGCAGATAATTAATCCATTGTTTATATTACCCTTTATCTTTTTTATTGCAACATCTTTCATAGTAGCACAAGGGCTTTGAGAATCTGTATCCCAAAATACACTAGCACTAACGGTATTTTTAAATACTTTCACTCCATCAATTACTTGATCACCATGTTGATCAACTGAACCCTCTACATTACCTTTTAAAACATTGTATGCCATTTTTAATCCTCTCAACCATAAATAGATGAACTTATCGTTTTGTCTTGTATTATGTAGGCTCCAAAATTACTGAAATGTTCTGGAAAATAATACATTTTATATTTATCAACAATTTCTTTAACAATTATTTTCATTTTATCAGAGTTTCCAGTGATGATTTTAATAGGAGTCTCGTTCAATAATATAAATTCTTCTATCAAACATCTCGCTTCAATGTAAGTTTTACCGTGTAAATCTAGAACCTTCACATAATAAGTAGTACGAAAAAAGGATGCCCCCACTAGGGAGGCATCCAAGGAATTCAACAAAGTTGAAAAATGTATATTATACAATTCTCCATTTATCAGCAACCATGTATACGCATGTGACAGCGGCGAATGGGGATTCAAGAAGAATACCTTCCTCACCGTCAATTCTGTGATCAGCCGAACCCTTGTTAAGAGTAAGGTTACCGGCAGAACCAAGCTTAACGGTGACAACATCACCAACACTTGGGGAAGCAGGAAGAGTAACTACACCACCGGTTGAACCAGTGCAGAAGTTATAACCTTCAGCGACAGCACTACCATCAGTGATGGCTGTAACTGTGTTGCCTTGAACAGAAAGCTGTCCAGATGCAGCCGAAAGACCTGCACCAGCGATACCAGAAACAAAGTCTACAATGCTTTCTTTCTTGGAAACATTACTGTCATCAGCGTCGATGATAGCGATGCTATCGTTAGCAACGTTGACAGTAGCGGCAGAAAGATCATTAAGATCAAGAGCGATATCATTTGCATTTACAGCGATACCAGCATTTGCAGCAGCACCAACGTCAAGGTTTCCAGAACCGTCTTGGGCGAGACCAGCACCAGCAACTGCAGGAGCAAGCTTAGCACCAGTAACACCATCGTCTTTAAGACGAAGTGCGTCAGAGTTAATTTCGATCGAAGAATCGTCTACACCAACAGCAAGGACACCAGAACCAGCAGAAAGACCAGAACCAGCGATTTCGGCTGCATAATCAACGAAAGTATCTTTGCGAGTAACGTTTCCGTCTGCATCGATGAAAATCAACGAGTCAGCAGCAACGTTAACAGCAGCTTCGGTTAACTCGGTCAAGGAGACAGAGAGAACACCAGCAGAAGCAGCGAGACCATCACCAGCGATTGCGGTAGCGTAATCAGCAAAGCTTTCACGCTTAACAGAACCATCAGAATCAAGCATAACAAGCTGATCAGCAGCAACTGCAACATCAGCGGCTTGCATGAAAGCACCACTGATAGCGAGATCAGAAACGTTAGCAGAGTTATCGAATGGGGTCATACCGACACCACCGTTAGCAGCAACATCAAGCGAGAATCTAAGAGTACCTGTGAGTGCGTTAGCAACGACCTCACCACCAGCGCCATAGATTACAGCTTTGCTGTTCACAATAGTACCAGCGGAAGAACCGTCAACTAGATTAAGTTCTGCACCAGTCGAAGTGATGGCAGCACCCTTGTAGGTAATAGCGGCATTAGAAGCAACAGTAATCGATTGATCAGCAAGTGTCAAAAGATCAGTGTCAGAATCACAACCAATGGTTGAAGAATCATCAATAGCTAAAGACTTAAGTGCGGTATCACCGTCGGCATCAACAGTAAAACCAGACATAGTAATGGTGCCCATAGTGAGATCACCAGTACCGTCAATGCTAGTAGCGCCAGCAATAGAACCAACTGAAGTTATACCTTGGCTGGCAAACTCAGCACCAGCCGAGTGCACCGACTTAGCTTGAAAGGTGGGAACACCTTCAACATTTAAAGTACCATCAATGTCAGTGTTACCACTTGCATCAACAGTAAACTCAGCGTTTGTGATCGAAGCAACTGTTAAGTCGCCAGTACCATCAATACTGGTAAAAGAGGCTGCACCAGCAGCGCTAATGCGAGTGACATCACCAGACATTTTGAGATCACCAGCTAATTGAAAATTGCCAGCACCAGAAAGGATGCCGTTGTCATCAAGTTTGATCTTAGTGTTGCCAGCTTGATCCTTGATTTGAACGTCACCTTCTTGGTCCAAAGCACCGGACAAAATTGCCTGTCCGAATTGAAATTTGTAAGCCATGTTTAAAAACCCTCCATTTTAAGTTTTATTTATAGCATGAATGAGGTATAGCTACGCACATAAAATGCAAAAATAGTACAACCCATTCACATATAAATAGTCTGTACCGGGCGGTATAAACCTAATAGATGAAGTATTTATTTGTGCCGTTGCAATAAAGCTGGATAGATGCAAAAGGTGATTCTAAAACTACTGAATTTTGACCATCTATTGTTTGAGATCCCGACGCTAAAATTGTCACATTATTTGTATTTGCGGTACCAGCTTCATCTTTGACAACATACGTTTGGCCGTTGAATAGATCAGACGCATCGGGCAACCTGATAGATAGTATTCCACTACTTGTGTCAGTACCAATATAGTAATCAGTAGACGATGCTGTAATAGTAGAGGTTGTATTTCTTCTATTCAATTTTAAACCTCCAATGATTTGCAAAATGTTATTATTAAATATTAAATTATCAGATCCACTAATTGTACCAGCACCCACATCGTCTCGAAATTGAAGTGCCCCTAATGGTCCCTGTGCATTAGCAGTGCCACCACCGGCTACTATACCTGTAAGCCTACTGCCATCACCCATTAAATATGACGCAGAAATACCTGTGCTAGCTGTGATTTCTCCCGCAACATTTAATGTATCACCATCAAAAGTAAGATTGGATTCGCATGTTAAAGTATTAGCATTCCCATCTACATTAGTAACAATAGCATTATTTGTTGCATTGCTAACTCTAGGAATGTTAATAACTTCCGCACCATCAGAGGTGCTTAAATTACCGGATACAATATTACCCGGGGCTTGATCTAAACCGGGTCCAAAATATAAAGGGGCAATTACTGACCCAGTAATAGAATTTTTTGCCATGCGGTGTCTCCTTCTTTAATTAGAAGACAAACCAGTTTGTTCCGTTTGAATACACACTAATAGCCGGCATAGTGCCGGTAAGAACATAAGTACCTTCATTGTCAAACAATTGATTACCGCCGGGGGATCCTGTTAATGTAATATTATTACCAGCCCCTGTTCTCGTAGGAACTTCATCTTTAATTGTCCAAGTCAATCCAACTGGGACAGATGAAGCGGACGGAAATACCAGTGTCGTTGCAGAAGTTCTAGTCACACCATATATATGACTGCCTTGTGTAAGTGTGGTGGGTGTCGCACTAATCGCAGTATACTTGCCAGCAAAACCAGCAACACTAACAACTTTTTGAGTTGCACTTGCACTTAAAACAAAATTGCTAGCGAGACCAGCACCAGCCTCTGTAACAACTAAACTACCAGTTCTAATATGACTATCATCATTGGTATCGCCAAAAAACGTAGATCCTGTTGTATCAATTACAGTAATGTCTTGATAGTGAAAAATACTAGCTGATACTGAGCCAGTTACTAAAAGGTTTCCTGATAGTACTAGTGTATTGTGGTTGCCATAAAGATGTCCCTCTGTTGAAGAGGCAGTGTGGTATATTAGAGAATCAACACCATTAGTAGTATTGTGAGCAGACAAAAACTGAATAGACCCAGTAGGGCCCGCAGCTTGACCACTACCCTCATCAGTACAATTTACATATGCCCAGCCAAAATTCGCCATGGGCTTATCCTACTCCACTAGTGCCTTTCCAACTAGCGCCATCATCAGTTTCTACAGAGTTCGGTGGAATGGTAGTTAAGCCGGCTATGATATCAAATTTAAAAGTAGTAGCGTCAGCAGAAACAAAGTGCAATTCACTAACTTTTAAGTCAAGCCTTGTTGCAGCACTAGAGCTTACATTAACAGTAAAAAAGTTTGTACCAACAGTTCCGGCTTTGCTAAATCCAACTTTCAAATCACCCAAGTCTTGACTATGTGGAACAATTTGAACCCATTTTGTCACAGCAGGAAATTCTATTTTTAATGTCGCTGATCCTGCTGCCGGTGCCAAACACGATCCTGAAGCAAAAGGTTTTCCACTAACTTGGTAAGAACCAACATTATTTAGTCCCGGTCTTACTGCCCAACTTCCCATTATTAAACTCCTTTAAATTTTAATTTACAATGTAAATAGTTGCTAAATTTTTCTTCGCCGTCTTTCTAAGGCTCTTTGTTTTTTTCTTTCTTCTCTGAGTCTAGCTCTCAAAGCGCGCTCTTTTTTAATTTTCTTTTTAACAGAAGGTTTCTCATACCTTCTTCTGTCTCTTACTTCTTCTACAATTCTTTCTTTTTTAACTTTTTTGAGAAACCTACGAATTAATCTTTCATTACTTTCTCTATTGTTGAATCTTTTTATAATAACTTGTGATTTCTTTTTCATTATTGCCTACTTTAATTTTTCCCAAATTTGAGATGATGCACCCATAATAGAACTTATATCAACACCTGCATCATTAGGATCGCCCAAATCAACGCTGCCGGCTGCCTGTTCTCTTTGTGCCGGTGCAGGTGAAGTTCCCTCGAACAAATCAACTCCATTATATGCATCTTTATTTATTGCGCCCATAAGTTTTTGTCTCTGTTCTTTAAGATTTATATTTCTTGGTTCGCGAACAATTTGTTTAGGTACTGCTTGCTTTTTCTCAACAATTGGTGTATTGCCTAAACCTTTTACGACTTCAGAAACAACATTAGAAAGAAGTCCTTCTTCTATTAGAACTTCTTGTATGCATTCCTTTACAAGTGGTTTTATTACTTTCTTTAAATCTGATTTTTTCATTATACTCTCTTATTGATTTTCATCATCATCTTTTATTGAACCCAGTGTTTTATCCGTAATTTGTTTAACGCGGCGGCGCAACTCGGGCTCATTTGTCATTACCTCTTCTGGATTTTCCAATTCTTCTGGACTCAATATAACAGACAAGTTTCTAAATAGACTTTTCATAAAAGGACTTGCTCGCGAATCGTTCGCTACTCTATTAGTGTATTCTACTGTTTTCTTGCCAGCCACTCTGGCTGCATCAGCAGTAGCTGCAGCGGCTTGTCTAGCAGCATCTGGTCCTTGATCTTTCACAGTCTGAGCAGCCGATTTTGTAGCTTGAATTGCCTGCTTTTTTGTAATACTAAACTGATTCATAATTGCCACAGTTAAGATTGCAGTCATGTAAGGAGATTCAAACATAGCTTCAGGACTAATACCAGTTTCGTCAAGATCGACCATTATATCAGCAATAGCCACCAAGCCAGCACCACCTAAAACTTTATCTTTAACTCTTTTTATAAACTTACCAATTGCAGCCGATGTCTTTTCGATCGGGCCGCTTGGTTGCCCCACGGTGTCAAACATTTCATTAATTTTTTCAGTAGTTAAACTCTCAAGCAAAGCGCGCGAAGCTTGTTCATTTATGACAAACCTGTCCCAACTCTCTTGAATTAGGCCATAATTTTCATACTTCATCTTTCAGTACCTCGTCTATTAGACTGTTAATTTTATCACTTTTACTTTCTTTCAAACCGTAGTCCTTTGCTTCTCGCATCATAAATGCACCGGGCGTAGATGGTTCCGAAACCACATCAAAACAAACTAATTCAAAATCTTCTTGGACAATAGACTTACCGCCCTGCTCCATAACAGAACCAGTACCTCGCGATGAAATACCAATAGCACACCCGCCAGCCACAAGAGCACGGAGTGTTTGACCAGCGGGGGTATCAAGAACTTGAATTTTACCCATGACCTTGTTACCATCCATCCAAATTTCATTAACTTTGTGAGATACTCTTTCGAGAGAAACTTCTACTTCTTGCGGGTGATCAAGCTCGCCAAGAGCACGATTTTGTTTTACGAGTTTTTGATACTTCTTTACTTCTCTCTCAAGAACTGGTCGAGTGTAAACTCGCTTATTTCCATTAAGAGTTTCACACATCTGCATAATACCAGAAAGAATAAGGCCGCCTTCAGCAACAAACTTCTTTTCTTCTTCAGTTAATAAATCTTTACAAACTCCACCTTCGCAAAGTTCATAAAATTCTCTTAATAATTTCTTACCCATAGCTAAGATCCTTTACAGCAACGTCTAACTGGCTGAAGCATCCACTTGTTTGTCCAAGTGGCAGGACTCTGCGTTTGATTGTTTGTATTCATGTTTAATTCCCTCATCTCCAAAAATCATGTTAAGAACATAAGATGTTCCTGACGATAACCATCCCAAAAGAAAAAAGTTGGCCACTGTCACATCAAAGTTAAATAGTTCTGTGAACGGGGAAAGTAGTAATAAAAACCAACCCACATGAAAGCCCATGCACATTGGGCAATTAAATAATTCTCCGATACGTCCTTCTTTTGGTCTTATGTTTTTAAATATTTTGCCATACACAATAATTTGAGTTAAACCATAAGCAGATAATATAAATGTCAATAATTCCATTAATCTCTCAAATTGTATACATATAATTGTAAGCGTATGGATCCCTTATGTATCCGGGCCTAATAGAGCCTTTTTCACTGGCTTGTGGCACTTCACCAAGTTCAGTCGAGTATTCTTTATCTGGATCAATAACATGTTGGTCATCCATTGATATAATTGCTTCAACTTGTTCAAAATATGGTCTTTCTTCTTGAATAAAGTTGTGAATATTAATTAGGGCTAATTTGGCAGATGAAGCGTCAGGGTCAACAGATTCTTCAAGAGTCGC